CATCCTTCTTTGATTTGTGATCACATTCTGAGAAGTGACATAAATATCACACCTTTTTGTAGTTTATTGACGTTATATCAGTTAGTTTATGCTGTAATAACAGTAACTTACAAGATAAACACCTGTAATTCTGGGCAATGACACCTTGAAAAGCCCACCCTGCGAGGGCCACTGGGGGTATACCAGTACGTATATATACATAAACACACAGAAGTGGTATTTAGAATAGGGACATAATGTCGCATATACAAAGATAAACACTTGACACACCCTATTTTTTGGGTATAACTGCGGAGCAGGAGCAGGTAGTTAAACTTTTTAAGTTAAAACTAATAAAAAAGTAAACATAAATAAAATATTGGACATAGGAAAAGTTTAACTTGACAGTTATACTGTACTGATGTATACTAAATCTAGTAACACACTAATAACTATAACCAATAATTTGTGTTATACTTGATATGTACCGTATTCTGGGTGTCTTTCTTCCTCACATTCCTCCTCCTCACACGTAGTTTATGGTACATATCACCTTTTAGGTAAGACTATGTACAAAAACAAAGTAAGCTTGTACTCATCTGAAGACGTAATAGAAGAGTTTTACGATGCTATAGCAGATGGGGACAGTAAAAGACTCCGTAGAGTTCACATTCCTAAGTCCGATGTATTCTATGTGCGTGAAGCACTGAAGTCTAGGCTAGGAGAAAGTTATACTTTAGACCATATCGAGAGAGCTATGTACTTAGAGGGCTTCCTACAGCGCCATGAGGTACTAGACCCTGATAGAAAAAGACCTGGTGTAGGTTAAATAAAGTGTTGACATTGAAATCTGTATCCATACAACTATGTGTATTAGGAATATTGTCAGCCTGTCAAACTATTACATATACTGCATCGTGTCGAGTGGGGGATACTGCATGTCAGAGAAACCAAAATGCCCAAACACTCGCACTTATCGGTCACAAGGAAGCTGCTACAGAACTTATGTGTAGCGATACTGCTGTTAGTAAGCTACCCGATATATGCTGAAGAAGCAACGGACGGTGATGGTAACGATATAGCTGGTGACTTCTCTAATAACTACGAAGATTCTACTGTAGAGTCTAACAATACTAGCGAAGTTACAAACTATAACGGAGCAGGGTCTTCCCCAGGGAGTAGCCCAGCAATGACTGCAATGGCTCCGACAGTAATGGGTGGGGGAGGTAATGACTCCTGTTTAATCCCTAAGAGCAGAGGTTTTCAATTAAGTATAATTGGCCTAGCTGAAGGTGAGATGCAACAGGATGACCACTGTAATCGCAGAAAGAATGCTAGATTACTAGGATTACCTCAGCAGATTGGTGGGCTAGGATTACAGGTATCGGCTATATCTATTATGTGCCAGGATGCCACGGTATTTAGGAGTATGATGTTAGCCAATACTCCATGTCCGATAAACGATTCAAAGACTGGTAGACTGCTAATGGGTAAAGCAGCTATCAACAAGTACAGAGAAAACCCTGATACATTTGTAGTAGGATATAATTTAGATAAGAAGTTTTGGGATACTCTATTAAGAGTTGGAGAGGAATACACAGATGAAGAAATCGTTGAAGATACTACTCCTAAGCAGTCCATTAGTGATCGCTTCAGGAGCAGCAAACGCAACATCGCTACCAGTAGTTCAACCAGAGCCAATAACAATGGAACTGGAGATAGTGGATCTAAACCTAACCCTGACAGGCCAGGAGAAGATTGACGCCCTGATTAGCTCACTAGGTGCTATCAAGAAAAGAGTAGAGGACGGTGCTACAATAACAGTAGGCGCTATCGGATACCAAGCACTGGGCGGTGTTGTAGAGAACGACACATTCAACGATGGACTTATTACGCAAGATGAGTTTGATTCTTATATAGAAGCGAAGGATCTTGTAGCTAACCACGATTACTCCACAGCAGAGAATGCACAACAGCTATTCATGCAGGAGTACAACGCTAGTATGAATGACTTGGATGAAGCGTTGGACTTACTAACAGATGCTACTGGAGAGATCATGTCAGGCGTAGGTGTAATGGAAGCTGCTGCTGCAGCCGACACATCACCAGAGCAGGAAGCTCTACAAGGATTGCTAGGCCAGGAAGAGTACAGCATAGACCAAGCAGAAGTTGATGCGTACAACCAAGCCGTAGCACAAGTAGAAAGCTACGCTCAACAAGCTGGTGCTTTCATGGCTGCTGCTAACAACACAGATCTTACAGCCAGCATCGACAGCTACGCCACACAGAATAACTTTGTAGTCGGTAACTACACAATGATTACTTACACCCAAGCTATGGATGAGTTTGTAATCAACTGGGATGACGATGGGTTTGGCTCTGGTTGGCAGGGCTACCTAGCACCAGACTTCAAAGATGCAGAAGACTTGTATGGCGCTGGTGAGTACATAGCACAGTACGGACAGATGCCAGACTAATGGCTATGGAATTTAGTATAGGAGGCTTTAATGTCAAAGGCTGGATGGTTGCTGTGGCTTTGCCTGTTTTGTCCACAGTCTCTGGTGGCGTATACTTTGGTTACGATACTTTACACAGGTTTTACGGTGTAGAGGATGGCTTAAGTTCAGCACAAAGTAAAGCAAGCGCAAACGCAAAACAAATTTCAGAAATACAAAAAAGCTTAACTCAGTTACGCAATGACACTAATAGAGATATAACAGCAGCAAAAACATTTGCGGCAAACGAATTACAAGAAGCCGAATCAGACCTAAACGATCAAAGTGTTGCAAATCTGCAACAGTTAAACAATAAGATAACACAACTACAAAGTACAATAACAAGTAGAATACAGACAGTAGAGCAAGCGGTACTAGATAATGATGTACGTGGACTAGCCTCAAAGATGGCTCAGTTGACTACAAACATGCAACAACTACTAGAGCAACAGAAAGTTTTACTTGACTTGCGCTCACAAGTTGCTAAAGCTACTACTATCACAGATGGCATAGGTGACAAGCTAGATGTACTACAAACAGAAGTAGATGACATTTGGAAAGCCTATGATGAAATGGCAAGTAACCCACTGTAGAGGATAACATGGCTAAACCAGCAAAAGGCAAGATGTTTGCAAAGACAACTACCAACCCCAGAACAGGGCGTAAGATCAAAGTAAGTTACGGTCAAGCAGGTAAAGCAAAAGATGGTGGTAAGCGTATTAGACCTGGAACAGGTAAAGGTGATTCGTACTGTGCAAGAAGCGCTGGTCAAATGAAGAAGCACCCAAAGGCAGCAGCCAATCCTAACAGCCCACTACGTTTATCTCGTAAGAAGTGGAAGTGTGCTGGTACTAAATCGAGGAAAGCATAATGGCAACACCTAAAAACAAAGCTCTGTATTCTAAAGTAAAGTCAGAAGCTAAAAGAAAGTTTAAGACATGGCCCAGCGCATATGGAAGTGCATGGTTAGTTAAGACCTACAAATCACGTGGAGGTACTTACAGTAAGGGAGGCGCAGTTGCAAAGGTCAAAGCACGTACTAGAAAGTCGTAGAGGTTATGCTGAAGGTGGACTGACTAAGTGGTTCAAAGAAGACTGGCGTGACGTAAAGACAGGCAAGAAGTGTGGACGTTCTGGTGGCAAAGACAAGAACAGACCCTATCCTGCTTGTAGACCTGCAAAGGTAGCTGGTAGAATTAGTAAAGCAGAAGCCTCAAAAAAGACTGGCCCTAGTAAAGTCAAATGGTCTGTTACAGCATCAGGTAGAAAAAGGAAAACCAATGCACGTAAAAAGAGTTAAGAAAGTAAAGAAGGGTTTGGAAAAAGCATCCAAGCTACACGCAAAGCAAGCTAAGTCATTAGGCTCTCTTCTCAAAGATAAAAAATTTACTAAGTACGGCAAAAAGAAAAAATAGGTTGAATGTAAAATCTAACTATGTTACAGTGAAAAAACTAACATAAAGGATTTTATATGCCGTATCTAACAAGCAGTATACCGTACTTTAAGGCATGGGTACGTAGAGAATACACAAAGAATATGGAAGAATACCACGGTGAGTTTTTACACGCTATGGTAATTGGCGTTACTACAATGCCAAACAGAACACTGAGCTTTCAGGTGCTATTCACAGGTTGTGAATCAGACGATGATGATGAAGCTCAAAACGTACATGGTGGTGCTATGTGGGCTAGAATGCCACTGACTGCACTAGTAGCTGATGAACCGCTGGATGAATGGCCTGAAGAGTTACCACCATATATAGCACAGCCTTGGGATTGTATGTCGCATACACATTCTGTGTACCAACTACAACGTGCAACTCCAGCGCCTTGGATAGCCAAAGTAGACGGAGAGTTCTACCCAGCCAAGTATTACTTTACTGTAGACTATACAGATAACGAAGTAGCAGATGATCCTGCACAACACAAACAATCACATGTGTTGGAGCTATTAGATGCAGGAGAGTATACAGGTAACATAGTTGCGTTACCCAATAATAGAGTGAGAGTAACTCACCCAGCATGGTTTGAGACTGGACAAGGTGCGCCAGACTTCAAGCCTAATCAACATATATACAACTCAAAAGAAAACGTAGACTATGTATGGGATACGCAACGAGTTTTCAACAATCTTTACAGCGAGGACAAAGAGCAATGATGAAGAAAAAGGGTTACGCCAAAGGAGCCATGATGAAAAAGAAAGGAATGGCTAAAGGTGGCATGAAGAAAAAGGGCATGGCTAAGGGTGGTCTTAAAATGGTTATGAAGAATGGTAAGAAAGTTCCATTCTACGCTGCTGATGGTAAAGGTAAAATGTATGGCGGTGGCATGGCTATGAAGAAGAAGGGCATGGCTAAAGGCGGTATGAAAAAGAAGGGCATGGCTAAAGGCGGCCTCAAGAAAATGGCAAGAGGTGGCTTCTTAGCTCCTGCTGCTAGACCACTAAAGATGCGTAAAAAGGGCGCAGCTAAAGGTGGAGCCAGAGGCGGTAAAAAATAAATGGCAAGAGAATACAATACAGTAACTAAGTCACTAACAGTATCAGCCACTGCTGCTGGTGCTAGTGCTGATGTATTGTATACAGTTCCTCCTGCATTTGATTCTGAAGTACAACTGCTACAGGTAATAAATGGTAATAGTGCTGATAAAAACCTAACAATACAATGGTTTGATTCTAGCACTAATACCTATAGCAATGTTATAAATGATAAAACTGTAACAGCTAAAAGTGTTTATAGAGTTATAGAAGGTGATACGTTATACCTACATTCAGGAGATAAGTTGGTGTGTCACGATGCTGCAAGTGGAGGGTGTCAAGTTTTACTTTCCACTAAAGAGTTTTTTAACTTAACAAGATAAATAAAGATATATTATGGCTAGACAATTAACTGAAAGACAACAAAGATTCTTAGACGTATTATTTGATGACGCTGGAGGGGATGTTGTACAAGCTAAAAAATTAGCTGGATATGGTGACAACTCCAGCACAACTGCTATAGTGGAGGCATTAAAAGATGAAATCGCTGAAAAAACTAGGACTTACTTTGCTAGGACTGCCCCGAAAGCTGCTGTCTCGCTTATGGGCGCTTTGCAAGATCCCACTCAGTTGGGTATCAAAGAAAAAATGATAGCTGCCAAAGATGTGCTTGACAGAGCAGGTCTTGGTAAAGTAGACAAAGTAGATGTCACCAGCGGTGGTGGTATTTTTTACTTACCCCCTAAAGAAGGTACAAACGAATAATACCTCAAAGAGAGTTAGGCTTTTGGCAACTACCGAAGCCGCTTAAAACACACAACAAACAATGGCACAATATTGTCAGGTTTACTAAGAAAATACCATTTGGTTACGAACTAGATCCTGACAATGATAGATTACTTGTACCCATAGAACACGAGCTAGAAGCTTTAGAGCTTGCAAAACAACACCTCAGACAGTATAGTTACAGAGCAGTAGCACAATGGCTGAGTAAAGAAACAGGCCGATACATATCACATATGGGTCTAAAGAAGAGAATAGAAGTTGAGCAAAGACGTAGAAAAGCATCTATCACTAAACGCAAGCTTGCCAAGTGGCTCGAAGAAACGCTCTCGGAAATCGAGAAGCTCGAAACGCAAGGAGTCGGAGCATACTCAGAAGCCTGTGGAAGTCGAAACCCCCCAGACTCCAGCACAGGTAGTAGCACCTGAGTATGACGTAGAAGAAGCACAAGAAGTCGTATTCAAACCTAACCCAGGTCCACAAACAACTTTCTTGAGTTCTTCTGAAAGAGAAGTTCTGTACGGAGGGGCTGCTGGTGGTGGTAAGTCTTATGCTATGCTTGCAGATCCACTACACGGCTTAAACGATCCTAACTTTTCTGGACTCCTTGTACGACACACAACTGAGGAACTAAGAGAACTTATACAGAAGTCACAGGAGTTATACCCACGTGCCATACCAGGAATCAAATGGTCAGAGCGTAAGTCACAGTGGATTTCACGAACTTACTCAATGGCCTACACCTTACGCTTGGGATTATATGAGGTCACGTCTTCGTAGCGCTTACGGTAAACAACTAGGGCTATACATGAGGGCTACAACAAACCCAGGTGGCGCTGGACATGCTTGGGTAAAAAAGATGTTTATAGATCCTGCCCCTGCAGGTAAAGAGTTCTGGGCTACAGATATTGAATCAAGTAAAACAATTACATACCCTAAAGGACATAGCAAGGAAGGCCAGCCTTTATTTAAGCGTAGGTTTATTCCTGCGTCACTCTTCGATAATCCATACCTTGCCGAAGAGGGTGACTATGAAGCCATGCTCTTATCACTACCAGAGCATCAGAGGAAGCAACTCCTCGAAGGTAACTGGGACATCAACGAAGGAGCAGCATTCCCAGAGTTCGACAGAGCAAAACACGTTATCGAACACTTTGAAATTCCTCAATCGTGGGCGAGGTTTCGT